GATGCCAGTAATTTGAGTGATGTGCAATTTAAGATTGATGGTAACGATAGTGGTGCTATTACATTTAACAACGCATACAAGTTTCCAACCAGCGATGGTTCAAGTGGACAAGTATTACAAACAGATGGTTCTGGTAATTTAAGTTTTGCAACAGTAAGTAGTGGTGGAGGAGCATTTGAAACAATTGCCGTTAGTGGTCAAAGTGATGTAGTTGCAGATAGTTCAACTGATACATTAACTCTTGTTGCTGGTACTGGTATGAGTATTACCACTGATGCTTCCACAGATACTATTACATTAGCATCTACCGCAACAGGTACAGTTACAGAAACATTTAAAACATTTGCAGTATCTGGTCAATCGAGTATCGTTGCCGATGCTGCTGAAGATACATTAACTTTTGTTGCTGGTAGTGGTATTACATTAGCAACTGACGCAGCTACTGACTCTTTAACAATTACAGCATCTGGTAGCCAGTTAGCTCAAAGCGCAGTATGGACTGAATATGTCTTTACTGCAACAGCAAACCAAACAACATTTAGTGGAAGCGATGATAATACAAATACACTCAGTTATACTGCTTCTTCACTACAAGTTTTCTTAAATGGTGTATTACAAGAAAATGGAACAGATTATACAGCAACTAATGGAACATCAGTTGTTCTTGTAAATGGTGCAAGTGCTGGTGATATATTACAAGTAGCAGCATTTGTACAGGTCATTGGTAGTGGAGATGCAAACACTGATACATTTACTGGTAATGGTATTCTTACTGCATTTACACTTACTGCTGAACCTAACAATAACGAAGATAATACTATTGTATTTATTGATGGTGTCTATCAAGAAAAATCTACTTATAGCGTAAGTGGTACAACATTAACATTTGGAACTGCTCCACCTAATACTTCTACAATTGAAGTAATTACTGGATCTCGTAATGTTACTGTTGCAGATCTTAATGGTCTTACTGTACAACAAGATTTAGCTGTTGAAGGCGAGTCTACATTTACTGGAGATGCTGAATTTACTGGAGATATTATTGGTCAATTAAGAGGACCAGTATCTTTTAAAGCTCAGGCTGGAGAAAATATTTCAAAGGGCGAAGTAGTTTATATTTCTGGTATTAGTGGTAATACAACTGTTGTAAGTCTTGCAGATGCTGATGATTCTTCTAAAATGCCAGCATTTGGTATTGCTGGAGAAACAGCTAATTCTGGTAATCCAATCGATGTTATTAACTTTGGTGCTTTATCAGGTATTGATACTTCGAGTTTTGCTGAAGGAGATGAATTATTTGTAGATACTACAGCTGGTGCATTAGTAAATACAGCACCAACTGGTGAATCATCAGCTATACAGAAAATTGCAAAGGTTACAAGGTCAGATAATTCAGCCGGCTCAATTACTATTATGGGTGCAGGTAGAAGTAATGCTGTACCTAATTTAAATACAGGTCGATTATTTGTTGGTAATGCAAGTAATCAAGCAGTTACTGATGATACTTTATATGTTGATATAGCAAATAGTAGAGTTGGAATCGGAACAAGCAATCCTGCAGTAACATTAGACCTTGGTTCAACCACTGATGCTTTAAGAGTTCCTAATGGTGCAACAGGAGATAGACCTACTGCTGCAGCTGGTCAAATAAGATATAACACAACTACATCTGAATTTGAAGGTTATGCCGCTGGTGCATGGGGTAAAATTGGCGGTGGTGGAGATTCATTTGGTACTATTGGAGTATCTGGTCAGAGTAACGTAGTTGCTGAACAAGAAAATGATACTCTTACATTAGTAGGAACAAATGGTGTTACAATCACAACTGATGCATCTACAGACACTGTTACATTTGATGGTCATACATCTTATGCTCCATTTACAACTGACTTATTTACTGCAACAGCAAGTCAAACAGATTATACATTAAGTACGACACCTCAAAGTGAAGATAATCTTATTGTATTTGTTGAAGGTGTTTATCAAAATAAAAATTCATACACACTGAGTGGAACTACACTTACACTATCAGGAGCTCCTGCTACAGGTGATGAAGTTGTTGTACATCAAATTGGAGATGTAGTATCTGGTCAATCACTTGTAAGAAATAATTTTACTGGTGATAACACTACAACAGACTTTACTCTTACACTTGATCCATTACATGAAAATAATGTATTTGTTTATATGGACGGTGTATATCAAGAAAAATCTGAATACAGCGTAAGTGGTACAACCTTATCGTTTACTACTGCACCTGCTTTAAATGACTCTATTGAAGTTATTTTACCTAAGCTTACAGAAATACAAACACCGAGCAATGATTCAATTAATGACGTTGCTCAATTTAGTGGTATACAACCATTAGAAATTACAAGCACTACACTTGCAACTACTTCTCAAAGCACAATTGCAACTCATAGTGCTACAACATATCGTTCAGTAAAATATCAAATTCAATGTTCTCAAGGAACTGATTATCATATTACTGAAATTAACTTATTGCACGATGGTACAACTGCTTATATTACTGAGTATGGTACCATATTTGATAACGCAGCTCTTGGAACATTCGATGCCACAATCTCTGGCGGTAATATACTCTTACAGATGACACCTGGTAGTAACACAAGTATGGAGGTTAAAGTTATTTCAAGTGCAGTAACTGTATAAATAGTAGTATATAAACCGTGGAGAGTGAAACGGAATGGCAACAGATCATAATTTTAGAATCAAGAATGGCCTTGAAGTAGGTGGACAAGAAGTAATTAGTTCTTCAGGCGTAGTCACGTCTGCAGCCCTGGGTGGTCAAACCTTAAGTAGCACAGATAGTCCTACATTCGATAACTTAACTCTTACAGGATCGTTAAGAGGTCCTGCAACTATGACAATAGATCCTGCGGCGGTCGGTGATAATACCGGAACACTCGTCATTGCAGGAAATCTTCAAGTTGACGGCACAACGACAACAATTAATTCTACATCTTTATCTGTAGATGACCTGAATATTACTTTAGCTTCAGGAGCTGCAAATGCTGCAGCAGCTGATGGCGCAGGTCTTACAGTTGATGGTGCAAACGCTACACTTACATATAATAGTACTAATGATAGATGGGACTTTAATAAAGCAATTTCTATACCGTGTGATTCAAATGTAGAAATTGATCTTACTGGTAGCACTTCTGCTAATATAAGAGCAAATCAAAATTTATATCTATTGTCACAAAACGCTAGCTTATATCTTGGAAGCAATGGTACAAATGCAATTGTTAACGTAAATAGCAATGGATATGTGGGTGTTGGTATGAGTACTGATACTCCTCTTGCTCAATTGCATGTTTATAGTAACCCTGCAGAAGGATTTAGATTAGAAGGTAATGATGAATATGTTTATAATTCATATTATGGTACAGTATCTTCAACGGAAACAAGATTAGGTTATATTGGATTTGCAAACCAAACTGGTACTGCAACAGATTTTAACTTTGTTAATGATCAAAGTGGTAACTTTACTTTTGATACATCAGGTGCTACAAGACTTCAAATTGAAGGTGGAACTGTAAGATCAAATGAAAAACTATTAATTAATGCTGATGCTGGTAATGAACAATTTGTAATAAGAAGAAGTTCTGCGACCAATGAACAATTAATTTTAGGCGTGCATTCAAGCGATTATGCAACGATTCAAGCAGTTGAACAAGGCGTTTCGTGGAATCCTATTGCATTAAATCCATTTGGTGGATATGTTGGTGTTGGAACTGTTGCACCTCAGTCTGAATTAGCAATTAACTTCGGTAGTGGTAGAAATACGAGTCCTCCAACAACTAATATTCATCAATCAAACTTTTCAGTATTAAAGAATGATGGAACTACAGGTGGTGATTATGGATATCAATTAGGTGTAAAGTCAAGTGGTGATGTTTGGTCACAAGTTGGTAGAACAGATGATTCTGGTACCTCAACTTGGTATCATCAAATCATACAGCCAAGTGGTGGTAATGTAGTTATTGGTAGAGACGGCATTCCAACGGCCAAATTAGAAGTATCAGGACAATTATATGCTGGACCAGTAGGAACTGGAGATGCTACTACTAAAGCTTTAATGAACACTTATAGTGTTTTAAAATTAAAACCACATGATCAAAATTCAACTAATATGACTTTTGCCTCAGTTAGTGGTGGTGACGCAATAGGTATACAGGTATCCAATGGGCCACAAACTGCAAACTGGCATATTGCATTAAATCCATTTGGTGGATATGTTGGTGTTGGAACAGACAGCCCAACGGTAGAATTAGATGTTAAAAGATCTGTAAATAGTTATCCCTTAAGGATTGGTTCAAGTCAAGGTGAAGGGAGAGCAATTGTATTTGCTGATGTTAATGCATCACCTACTAAATATAACTTTATTGCTGGTGCACAATATAATGTAAATGATGCTTTTGAAATTACTCCATCAACTGCAGTGGGTGGATATACCTTTAATGCTCCAGCATTTGCTGTAAGACATGACGGTAAAATTACAATTGGTAATTATAGTGGAACTCCTGAAACACAATTAAATATTGCGCATGATGGACATGGTTTAGGTATTGGTTATGAAGCAGATTTAAAACGACAAGCAGGTATGTATACATCGAGTGCTGCTCATGTACAGACTGCTTATGGTGATTTAATATTAAAAGCAAGAACAGATTACGGTGGATTTTATAGTATTGGTTTATTTACTGCCTCATCAAATAACACACCTACAAGAAGATTTACTATACAATCAAATGGTGTAGCGGTTTCTAATCATGGTCAAATAGGGTTGATCAACGACACTAATTATATTAACGTAGACCAAGCCACGGCTACGAGAATGAGATTTGCTCTGAATGGCTATAATGCAGGAGAAATAAAAAGAATTGGTAATTCAGCTGGAGGCTCATTTAGGCCTGATCAATATTCTAGTGGTACTACTTCTGAATCATATCCTGCATTTGCAGAATACAGCGATGAAAATACAGGTATTGCATTCCCTGGGGCAGATCAGGTATCCATTGTAACAGGCGGTTCGAAAAGAATTTCAGTTGTTAATACTAATGTTGGTATAGGTAGTTCAGGTAGCGCACTATTAAATACACGTAAATTTAATGTTTTCTCTGATTCAATAAACAATGATGGTATACACACAACCAATTACAATGGTGCAAATACATATATGTGTGCTGCTCATTATATGACTGGAGCTTCTAGTACCGTATATCATGATATTAAAACAAATATTTCATGCGCAAATGAAAGCATAATGTACAGAGTCCATGTTACTGGTTATAATTATGGTACCGGTGAGACCATTGATCTGCATGCAGTGGCATATGCATATGCAGCTGGTAATACGCACTCTGGTGTAAATTATCAAAATCAAGGAACTGATAGTGCACAGACAATTACAATTTATAAATCATCAGATAACTTTAGCTGTATAAAAATTTATTTAGGTACGAGTTCTTATTACGCAGGATTTGTATATCATTTTGAATTTGCACAACCTACTGGATATAATAAAAACTTTGAAATTCAAGCAGCAACATTTACGAATTCGAGCAGTAATCAATATTGAGGATAAAAAATGAGTAATGAAATAAATTTTCCAGCACCACCTGATAACATAGTTGAAAAACTTAATGAGTTAAATGGTTGGAGAAATGAAAGACAAAATTTATATGTAATTGCGACACAATTAGAAAAGTTATATGACGATGTAGATGCTGGTTTATTTGGAGAAGCTGCAAAGACTGGAGAGTTTTATAACTTTATCAAAGGAATCAAAGATAGTATTCCAAAACCTGATGTTGCAGCAATACAGGCAGAAGTAGACGCATTAATTGCGGCAGAGGAAGAAAATGGCGACTAAAGTAAAACTAATAGCAGATAGTATTATAACGACGGATCAATTAGATACAACGTCGTTAGATGCGCATTTTACTGGTGGAACGGGGGTAACCTATTCTGGCGGTACTATTTCGATTGGACAAGCAGTTCATTCAACTGATTCTCCTACATTTGCTGATCTTACAGTAACTGGTAATTTAAATATTACTGGAGATATTAATTCTTATAATGTAACTGATCTTGATGTAACAGATAAAACAATTACACTTGGCGCTGGACAAATAGAGTCTAATTCAGGCGGCAGTGGTATTATTGTAGATGGCTCTGGTGCAAGTATCTTATGGGACGAATCAAATACAGAGTGGGATTTTAACAATGCAATACATGTAAATGGCGGAATAACATTTGGCGTCTCTGACAGTACTCTTGCTGATAATAATATAAGGTTTAAATCAACTGGTGCAGCCTACATAGACCATAATACTGTCGGCCAAGATATTAATTTTAGAATTTCAAATGCTTCAGCACTTGATACAACCATAATGACTCTTGATGCAGGAGTAGGTTCTGTAGGAATAAATCAAACGAGTCCTTCAAGTACTTATAAATTAGATGTTGGTGGCTCAATTCGGTCTGCATCTGCATCACCAGGTTTGACATTAAGAGAAACTGACGCGTCTAATCAAACATGGTTATTAGGTAGCTATGGTGGAACATTAGCAATTAGAGATGTTACTGGAGGAACATATCCTGTTTATGTAGAAGCAGCCACGCCTACAAATACTTTACATTTAAAATCTAATGGTAATGTTGGAATTAACGTAAATAATCCTCTTCAAAAATTTCATTTATATGGTGATGGAGGATACTATGCAAGTATTCAAAGAGGTAACAGCACTCCTGGCGGCTCAGAACCATGGTTAGGATTATTTAATGATACTAATATTGCAAATGCAACTTATGGGTGGGGATTTTATGACTCTAATGCAGATGGGTCTTTACAAATTTGGAATAAAGATAGTAGTACTACTGCTTATAATATAATGACGTTTCAACGTGGCGGCAACGTTGGAATTGGTACTAATTCTCCGTATAAAAAATTAGAAGTAGTAGGTGATATTCAGTTAGATGCAACAGATGCAAATATATGGATTAAATCCGGTGCAGTTGGCACGAATGGATTTATCAACTGGACATTTAATACTAATGGCACAGTTTACAATAAAATAGGGATGGACTACGATACTCGTGCATCCACTGGGTTTCATATAGACGCTGGATATCCAATTACTATAGATGCATCTGCATCGGGTGGAAAAGCTATTAATTTTGATATTGGTGGTGTAACTAAAGCAGTAATTGATGGTGTTGGCAAAGTTGGTATCGGAACAAGTGCTCCAGGCAGGCAATTAGAGATTTTTAAAGCTGGAGAAGGTGGAGCTTATAGAGTCAAAGTAAAAGGAGATACTGGATATACAGGTATTGAAATTGAAAATACTGCTAGTGAAAATACAAATTTACTTTTTCGGAATCCTTCTTATACTCAAGAACTTTACATGGATGCTGCTGGTAAATTTCATGTCTATAATAATGGTGTACATCGTTTCACCGTTGATCAAGCAGGCAACGTTGGAATTGGTACGACTAGTCCTAATTCATGGGCGAGTTATACAGATAGTGCAGCTACTGTTTTACAAGTAGAAGATTCAAGCCAAAGAGCAAGGATTGTAATAAATGGTGGCAATGGAGCACACTTAGATTTAGTCGATTATGCAGGCAGTGCAAATGATAAACATATGAATATAGCTGTTGATTCTGGTGTTCTTAAGTTTGGTTCTTTAAATGATGCAGGTAATGCCTTTGTTCAAAACAATATTATGACAATGGATTTAGGAACTGGCAACGTTGGTATCGGAACATCTTCTCCAGTTCAAGCATTAGAAGTTGATGGGGACGTTAGGATTAAAGATGCAAGATCCCTATTCTTTAAGAGACATGGTGATAACTATGCATGGAGAATAAGGAATGAATCTGCCGCTGATTCTAGCACTTACGGATTTGATGGTTCTAACGATTTAGTATTTGAAGTAGTAGGTAATTCAAACGTTCAGGCTGCTCCCACAGCGGCTTCCCACAGCATCTACGCTAGTTCGGCAAATACTTTAGTACTTAAAGAAACAGGCAGAGTTGGTATCGGAACAGCTTCTCCAGAGTCTCAACTTGAAGTAAACGAAGGCTCCAATTATCGAGGAGTGCACGTTCGAGGAAGTAATACTCCTTCGTTTACAATGGCACAAGGAACATCGTCTACTCCATCGTGGCGACTCGGAATTTCAGGGTATGATGGCAATGATTTAGCTATTTCTACGGGTTCAACTGTAGGAGACCAAATGCGAATGGACCCAAGTGGAAATGTTATGTTTGCACTTGGAACTTCAAATTTTGCTCCTCGTCAAAATTTAAACAACGAATCTCCCTCTTTACAGACAAAGGGCCCAATAGTTTCTGGGCACTCTCAAGGTTCTTATACAAACCCTGCTCGAAACATTCGAGATTGGTTTGTATATGCAGGACCACCTACAAATACTGGTAGCTATGTTCATATGAAAACTGACTTAGATGCAGGAACACAAAGTAATTCTCAATTTACAATGAGTAGTTTTACGTATCATAACTATTATGCTTATGGTGGTACTTTTGCGAGGGGGCAAATCGGGTGGCATAACTGGAGTGGTACATTGTATAATGTCATGCGCCGTAATGAAGGAACTTTAGAACTAGTACAACCAAGTTATGTATCATCAGACGGCAATGTTGTACTTGTAGCACGCATCGATCAGAGTTATGCACAATTCAGCATTGACTGGTTCCAATGGGGAGGTTATACATTTAGAGAAGCAAAAGTTACAGCAGTAACCCAACATTCGGCAGCAACAGGAGCATATTAATATGACAAGAGAAGAAGCAAGACAAGAAATAAATAATTTACATTTTCCTGAAGTAACAGAAGGTGATGTAGTTACACATGAAGGATACGAATTTACTTATACAGATGGTGAATGGACGTAAAATTAATTAATAAATAGGATATAAATAGTAGTATGGCTATTACAAAAATTACATCTAGAGTTATAGAATTGGGCGCAATTGACTCAACGCATCTTGCAAGTGGAGTAATTACTTCTGATCATTTAACAGGTATTACAACTGATAATGTTACTGAAGGTAGCACTAATCTTTATTATGCTGATTCTTTAGTTGATTCGCATTTAAGTGGCGGCACTGGAGTAACATATTCTTCAGGTGCAATATCTATTGGTCAAGATGTAAGTACATCAGCCACACCAACATTTGGTAATATTACTACAACAGGATATATTGCAGGACCTTCTACACTTACACTTGATCCGGCTGGAGTTGGAGATAATACTGGAACAGTCGTAATCGCTGGTAATTTACAAGTAGACGGAACAACAACCACAATTAATTCAACCGCTCTGACAGTGGATGATTTAAATATCACATTAGCATCAGGTGCAGCAAATGTTGCTGCGACAAATGGTGCAGGTATTACAGTTGATACTGCAAATGCTTCATTAATATATGATGCTACAACTGATGACTGGAGATTTAATAAAGCTCTTGATATATCTTCATCTGACTTAATGTCTTTAACTTATCAAAGAACTGGAGTTTCTGCAAAGAAATGGGGATTTGATTCAGATAATTCAGCAACGTATTGGGTTAATATTACAGATAATGTAAGACCACTTACGGTATATAACGATGGAAGAGTTGTAGTAAGCGAAAAGATTGGAGTAGGTGTTACGGGATATCCGTCAAAAGCACTTCATTTATCTCACGCTACAGATGCTGATGGTATTTTAATCGACCATGAAACAGTTGGTGGATTTAGTGATATATTATTTAGAACAAAAAATAATGCGTCCAATCAGATTGCCATGAATAGAATTCGATCTGATATGATTGATGGAAGTACCGGATTGGAAGATTCCGAATTAACCATTTATGGTATGAATGATGGTAATGAAAAAGTAGGATTAGTATTAGATAGAATGAGCTCAACCTACATTAGTGCATTTACAACATTTGATGATTATTCAGACACCTCGGGTAGTAGTAATTATTTTGAATTAGGAACATGGGCTGCTGGAGCAAGCAGTAGAATTACTATACGAATTAATGGAGCAAATTCCTATAGTAATGGGTTTGATCCGGCTGGAGAAACTGTTATACATGGAACAATTACAAATGCTCCAGACTTTGAAGGATTCTTTTATGGTGTAACATCGTATGGTACAATATCTAATGTTGCCATTAAACAGAATGGTAGTAATTATACAATATATGTTTTACCAGGCACTTATGCGTCATATGAAGCGCATGTAACAATTACACGCAATAGTAACTGGGTTCCAAAACATTCTGGCGCTGATACGGGAAGTACTTCAGCTCCTTCAGGTTCTGTTCAATTACAATCATTATATAGTATATCAACAGCAGGTCAGAGAAGATTAACTATTACTTCAGGCGGCAATGTTGGTATAGGTAATACCGGTCCTACTGCACTATTACATCTTGGTAATTCTGGAATGACTACTAACCCTGTTGGAATCGGAATTCAAAACAATACAAGATATTATGCTCTTGAAGTAAACTCTGGTGCGTTAAGAGTAAAAGATGTAAGTGCTGGTAGTATTGAAAGATTAAGACTTACCTCTGGTGGTAAATTAGCTATTGGTGATATTGCAACTGCAGGTGATCCAAATAGATACTTATCTGTATATAGTCCTTCAACACAATCATCTGGATTCAATGACATTGCAGAATTTTTGGCTCCATCTCAAACAGGCGGTGGAGTAAGTGTAAACTTTGGTATTGCAAACTCTACAAAGAATGTTGGTAAAATCGTATTTAATTACGGCAGTTCAGGTTCTAATAATAACAGTATTGGTTTAGGTTTTTTTGATGCCGATAACCTAATGGTTATTAAAGCTAATGGAAAGGTTGGTATAGGCGCGAGCAATCCAACTTTAGGCGAACTTACAGTATATGGAAACTCAGCTTCCAACGATTCTACTTTATATTTAGAAACACCTGATAGTAGTACCTTCAGGCATATGATAAATGCTTATGCTCCAAATGTAACTGGTGGCCAAAATGTTTTATTCATGATGGGTAAAGCAGGTAGTACAAAAAATGCTGGTTATATAGGCTATAAGTGGAATGGTAATAGCAGCAATTTAAATTTCTTAACCTTTGGTCATTGGGGCAGTGACAATTTAATGAACTTAAGTGGTGACGGTAAACTTTTAGTAGGAACACAAACTGATAGAGGACGTAAAGTTGTAGTAGAAGGCACAGGCGATTTAGTGGCTCTATATTCTACTAATACCGGAGTAGGTGGTGCTCAATTGGATTTAATTCATGATTCATCTTCAAAAGCTGATGGTGATTTAGTTGGTAGAGTCTTATTTAGTACAGATGTAAGACAATATGCTAATATTCACGGTGTTGCCTCGAATCATGCAGGTGAAGGCGAATTACATTTAGGTGTAAGAGAAAGCAGTAGTGTTTATAATTCATCTGCTGCAATTGTAAATAATAAAGGTAGATTTCAAAGTAAAGGATATAGAAATGATATAGTAGAAGATTGGATTATTACAGGTAGTTATACGCAAAACACTTGGTATACCCTAACTGATAGAGGAGCAATGATAACTCTTGGTTATGGTGAGGGTATATATCAATTTCAATGTTATGCAAGTTGTTTCAATGCGGGTATTAGTTTATATCAAACTCATCGCATATATGAACAATTTTATTTAATAAATGTTGCAAGTAATGGAGCAAGTACTCATGAATTTAGACAAGGACCTTCATTTGGTCATGCTGTAAATTCTGGCCATGATGCAATTGGATTAAGATATAGAGAAACTTATGGTGGTGCTCAGGGTGGTCCATTAATTGAATGGAGTCCTAAAGCAGGGGGTTTAACTAACCTATCGACTTCTGCTGGATATCAATTATATTTCTATTTAAGGAGAGTTGGATAATGGCAACAAGTGTAAAAATAATTTATAAAATAGAAGATCAGTCTATCGTAGGATTTATTACTTCTGATATTGATAGTGCAGAACACTTAGAAAGATGCGATGATACTATAAATATTAGTACTAATACTATTACTTGGGACGATGACGATTTACATTATCCGCATGAAGTAACTGTAGACGAAAACGGCTTAGCCAGTAAGGTAGAAGAATAATGGCATTCACATTAAATAGAAGATTAGCACAACTCGTAGATAGTAATGGCCAGTTAAATACTGGTAAAATTCCTAATGGTGAAATTACTGTTGCCATGCTTGATTCTGGATTTGATACCGATGGCGTATCAGAAGGTAGCACTAATCTTTACTTTACAAATGCAAGAATAGATTCACATTTATCTGGTGGAACTGGAGTCACATATTCCTCAGGTGAAATATCAATTGGACAAGATGTAAGTACATCTGCTACTCCGACCTTTGGTAATATTACTACAACTGGTTATTTAGCTGGGCCCGCAACATTTACAATTGACCCTGCCGCAGTAGGCGATAATACAGGAACAGTTGTCATTGCAGGTAATCTTCAGGTTGATGGTACAACAACCACAATTAATTCAACCACAATGGAAGTTGATGATTTAAATATTACTCTTGCGAGTGGTGCGGCAAATGCAGCTGCGGCCAATGGTGCTGGAATTACAGTTGACGGTGCAAGTGCAACGATTACTTATGATAGTACGAATGATGAATGGGACTTTAATAAAGACATAAATGTAACAGGTACAATTACTTTTGATGGTGGTACTACATCTGCTAATTTAAATTTTGGCGATAACGACAAAGCTGTCTTTGGAGCAGGTTCAGATTTACAAATCTACCATGATGGTAGTAATAGTTATATTAAAGATGCAGGTACTGGTAGTTTAATTTTAGAAGGCACAACATCAACACAAATAAAAGGCTCAACTTTTGTGATTTTGCGTTCTACTGCTGGTGAAAATATGGCAATAGGGAACGCTAATGGCTCTTTTGATTTGTACTATGATGCTGTAAAAAAACTAGCCACAACCTCAACAGGCATAGATGTAACAGGTACAGTAACTGCTGATGGTTTAACTGTTTCAGCCACTTCGGACGCTTTAATAACTATTGCTGATTCAACACTACCTTCGATTCAAAAGTTTGACCTAAAACACAACGCAGGGGCTTCTAGTTTAATTTCTGGAAACAACGGGGCTTATGGAACTTTTGCACTGCAAGCATATAACGGAACAAGCACTATTAACCGTCTTAACATAGGCTCAGGCGGAGACATCAGCTTCTACGAAGATACAGGAACTACAGCCAAGTTCTTTTGGGATGCAAGTGCTGAATCGCTTGGAATTGGGACTGATAACCCACAAGAAAAACTTCAAATAAACGGTAATCTTCGAATGTTTTCGGCAGGCTACCCTTTAATAGATATTGGTATCACTACGTCTAATTATTTTAGATTTGTGCACGACAATCCAAATGACATATTTAAAATTGGTAAAAACGGTGCGGCTACTTTAAATATTGGGGGGTCAGGCAACGTTGGTATTGGCACTGATTCTCCAACACAAAAACTTGACGTAGCAGGAACAGCTTTAGTAGAAAACGCAAAACTCAAAGCAATCGCAGAAAGTAATGCAGACACAGCAGTTGACGTATTTGTATATGATACACGCAAAGATAGCGATGGTGGTGCATGGAGAAAGCGCACACAGAATACAAGTTGGTACAACGAAACACTCAACACAAGTACTCGTGGAGCAAGAAAAGAATTTCCATGTGTTGCTGTGATAGTAGTTGAAGCGGCTCAAGTTACTATTTACGATGGTGATGATCCTGATATGCCGATGTGGATGGTGTTTAATGGGCTTAATGCTGGTTCATCTTACACATGGCACGGCTCGGGATACTCTGGAGAAGATAATACTTGTGCGTCTATGAAAAATGGTGTGCTTTGTATTGGTGTAAGTGGAAATGTTGGCACTGTATCTGGATTAAGTACTGTTAGTTTTATAGACGAGTTTTTTATAAAATATGGAGGTGCGCCAGGGGACATACAAAGACCTATAGTGTTTCGTAATAGCAACTTTATAGTTAATTATCAAGGTAGTATATATGATATAGTGGGCGATAATATTTCTGATGTAACCATGACCGTTCTTCCCAACGCACCAATCAATTCTGACACAGGACTTCCTGTGCCAACCATAGCAATTTCTATGAATGGTGGCGTGAGTGTTATTAAAGATAATGGAAGTATTGTTGATATAACTTCAGCTAATGGCTGGGTATTCTCTGGGTTTCTTACCTTTGATGAAGAAAACTACATAATTGCACATGTAGGTAACGCTACTGGTCAAGGTTTAGTATTTAGATATCCTATACCTGCAGGTAATATTACTGTATCATCAGGTGATAGTAATCTTATTGCTGGTGGTAATATTTATAATGGTAATTTTAGCCCCACACTTGGTAATTCACTTGGCCAGCTAAATAAAATTGCAGCCGATGAAAGTGGAGTTTCATTAAATGGAAAAAATAATGGCACTTCTAATTTAGTTAAATACTATAGAAATTATGATGTCTATAGTAAATCATCAGTAGCTTATATCAACTCGGCTTATAATACCGGTTGGATGCAAGGTGATATTAGGTTAGCCACACTTTCTAGCACTTCAACGGTTGATAATACCGATTATGTTGGAGGTGCTGGAACATTTGCAAATGCTGGTGATTGGTCTACAGATTCTCAATGGAGTGTATCGGGAGGTACTGCCTCTTATTCAGGTTCGGGCGTAGCCTATATTAGTAGAACCCCCACAAGCAATTTTGTTGGTGGTAATTGGTATTATGCAGAATTAGATGTTACATCAGGAAACGCTGGAACTCTTTTATTAGTAAACAGACATCAGTCCGGAGTATTAAAACCTCATACGAATGGGCTTACAAATGTTGATGTTGGATTTATTCAACTTAGTGGTACAAAATATTTTGCCATGTGGAAACAAAATGCCAATAATCAAGGTAGTATATCTCTTTATGCTACTGCAGCTGTAACAGTTGATAATTTTAAAGTATATGAAATGCCTGCTCATGATAGAAGTGTTAATAATAATCACTTTATAAAATATGGTACAATTAATAGTAGTGCTGTTGAAACAGGTGCTGAACTTATATCTTATTCCACAACAGGAAGTATAGGTAATGGTAATTCAGATTATCTATTTCAACCATATACTGCCGATTTAGATTTTGGTACTGGAGACCTTTCTACTATTATTTGGTATAGACAAGATTCTTCTCTTAGTGATTGGTCTCAAATGTTTCAAAGAGGGGGAGAACAATATCTTACTTTAAGAACTCATCCTAGCTCAAATGCTACTTACAATGGTAAAATATTATTTAAAGTTGGAAGTGCAAGTTGGGCAATTACAGATTATAATACTATTGGTCAAGGATGGATTTGTATTGTTCTTACAAGACAAAGTGGTATAACTAGAATGTATGTAAATGGTAATCTTGAATACACAACTGCTACTCATACTGGTACTGTTAATAGCGGAGAAGGATTAAGTATTAATCCAGGAGGAGGTAAGGTTGCATTACTTAGAATGTCTGCTACAGTACCATCACAAGAACAGATTAAGAAAATATACAATGACGAAAAACATCTTTTTGCAGAAAATGCAAAAGCAACTCTTTATGGCTCTAGTGATGATATTGCAGCACTTGCATACGATGTCGACACAGAATTGCTTCATGTAGGAACAAGTGCAGGACGCTCAGTATTCCAAGGACTAAATAGAGTAGATAATACTACAGATGCAGTAGGTACGGCAATTAGTGCTAGTAGTGAATTAGTGGTAGAGGAATAATAAGATGGCAGTAAAAATTACAAAACCAGAAATTAATATAAGAGAAAAAATTGCTGAACTCGATAAACCTTCAGGAATTGCAGGTGAAGCAATGTTACGTGCTGAGACACCACAGGAACAATTTAGTTTAATTGGTGCTGGTCGTAAAAATATATTAATAAATGGAAATTTTTTAGTAGGGCAAAGAGACCGAGCAATAACTAGTGATTATACTAGCACAGCCTCTTTTAGATATATTCTTGACAAATGGCAAAACAGGCCTTATGGTACTACACCTCACACATTAAGGAGACATGAAGTCATACTGCCGAATGGCGATTATGCATATAGTCTTAAAATTACTGAAACAGGTAATGGAGGAGCACCATTTTGGCATTTAATTAATACCCCTGAAATAGAAAGATGGCATTTAGGTCAAACATTTACTGTTTCGTATTGGTATAGAACTAACTGTCCAACTGTTCAACCTAGATATTGTGACAGCGCTGTTTGTGTTATTATTGACAAAGATTTAATAGGTGATGAGCAATGGCATAAAATAGAATGGCAATTACCATGTTCTACTAATGCAACAGTGGGAAGTAATTACCAGATACATCCGATGTTTGCAAAATCTAGTGGAGAGGATATTTTAGCAAATGAATATGTAGAAATTGCACAAGTTCAAATGGAGCTTGGAGAAATAGCAACTCCATTTGAACATAGAAGCTATGATGAAGAATTAAAATTATGCCAAAGATATTTTCAAAAAATGGGAATAGGCACTTCAGGTTACAGTAATAGCTCAGGATCTGCTATTTCTTTCGCCTTTAGATTTTTTACAAATATGAGAACTGAACCTTCAGTAACAATAAATAATACTTCATTTGCATTTGCAGATACATTTGTTTCTATGAGAAATGCAAGTTCTCCGTCAATTTCATATAATGGATTTTCTCAAGTTAGTGGGTCAGAAGTAACTGGGGGAGAACTACAGATTACAACAGGTACAACTACTACAGCAAGTAATTTTCAACAACTTTATAGCGAAGATGCTATATGGTTTGACGCGGACTTTTAAAAATGACTTATTCAATATTAAATTCACCTTACGATGATAGTATTACTGGAATTAAATTAGGTGATTCTATTATCCCATTAAATTTAAAAAATAGAGATTATCAAGAAATATTAGATGATATTATTGAAAATGGAGATAGTAATTGGGACGTTGATATTCCAGAATCTATTCAAACTGATGCAGATACAAAACTATTTGAACAACAAGTAGAAGCATATAAAACAGCAAGTGCTCGATTAGAACAGTATCAACTTTCTGTAGGTGTACCTGAATCAAGTAAAATAATTGTGATTGGGCATGAGTGGAACGAAGAAACAGAAGAAATGCAAGATATTACGGAAACAGTTGTAATTCCCGCAATTGAACCTCTTGAAGCAACAGTAGAGGTTACATCTACTGATTTTGACACTGATACCAGTACAACAGAAACAGTTCCAAACCCATTAATTGTAAAAGATGATGAAGAAAGAGATGCGGCACAGGTTGTTATCGATAATACACCTCAGGCAGTTAAAGACCACGTAGACGGGGAATAAATAGTAATATGGCACTTACAAAAATACCAGCAAGTTTATTAGATACATCTGGAGGATTAGACCTTCAGGGCAATATTACGCTTGGAGATAGCGAGAAAATATTACTTGGTGATAGTTCAGATTTACAAATTTATCATGATGAAAGTGGAGGCCATAGTAGGATTGATGATACTGGAACAGGTGGATTAGTAATTAGAGGAAGCCAAGTATTATTAGAAAAATATGGTGGCGGTTATATGATAAATGCAGTAGCTGATGGTGCTTCTGAACTTTATCATGCTGGTTCTAAGAAATTTGAAACATCTTCTGATGGTGCTACAGTTACAGGTAACCTTGCAGTTACAGGCGATTTAAATATTACAGGTAATGTTAACAGTGCAAGTGTTACTGACCTTGACGTTACTGATAAAACAATCACACTAGGTGCTGGTCAAACAGAAGCATTATCTGGCGGTAGTGGTATTATTATAGATGGCTCTGGTGCGAGTCTATTATGGAATGAAACTAACAGTCAATTCGATTTTAATACAACTGTTAATGTAACTTCAGGCAACATGAAAATAGATGGTAATCAAGTTGGATTAAACCATGTTGCACATGGAATTACATCAGGTAATTCAGTTGCAAATAAATTTCAAATAGGTAGATGGAAAGGTAGTACTTTTGATAGATGGATGTTAGTTCCTGTAAATAATGGCAGTGAACAATATTCAGATGAGTTTGGATATAATTTTAGTACAGGTGCTTGGTTCTTTGACGATAAAGTTGGTATTGGTACTACCGATCCAAATGCTAAACTCGAGCTAAATGTTGCTAGTGGCGATGGTCTTTTAATCAAAAGCGCCGATGTATCTACCATTAAGATGAAAGGTAGTGGAGGTGTAACTGATTGGGGATTTGCTACTACTTACCAAGCAGCAGGGGACTTTGGTATTTATGCGTCTAATTCTGCAGGAGGAGACCCAATTACTGCCGGCACTGCAAAAATGTATTTTACAAGTGCAGGCGACGTTGGTATCGCCGATACCTCTCCAACTGATAAATTAGTCGTAGCTGGAGCACTAAGATTAACGGCAAATATAAGTTTTGATTCAAACAAATCAGGAAGAATCTATAAAGCAATTAATCATGGATTAGCCTTTCATGGAGTAACAGGAACTGAAAATGACTTTGCAATGTTTAATCCAGCTGGTCAGTTGATGGTAGTAAACCCTACAGGTACAAATGATGTTTCCCTCATACCCGCAGCAAGCGGCAAAGTTGGAATTGGTACAGATTCTCCCAATTCAACTGTTGGAAAGTTAGATATAGCAGGTAGCGCTACTAATTATAACGCATCTCCTATGATTACTTTCAGAGATACTACAGGCGTGGCCGATTCAAGAAATTGGAGTATTGGAAATATTGCAATTAACTATGGAGATTTCCATATTGGATGTGGAGACTCAAATAGTGATTATTTCGATGCAGCTTCCCATTCAAAATTTATGATAAATAAAGATGGCAATGTTGGAATTGGAACGGTGTCTCCTGTTGCTACTGCTCAACTTACTATTGGAGGTACTTCGCGAATTGCTCCAGTAAGTGGAAATGGCTTGTTATTTGCATCTGGCGGCTCTGACCGTATGTTTCTTAACACAAGTGGCAATCTTTCTATAGGAAATACAAACGGTAATTCTACTTTAGACTTAACAAAAACTTCAGATACAGGTGAGCGTGCAATTCGTATTGAAAACAGCAGTGCACGACTTTATGTAGGAGTAGAAGGAAGTTCTGGGAATAGATTCTCGGGAAGTAGTGTGAATAATGGATTTATTGGAACTACAACTGATGACGGATTAGAATTTGGTACTGCAAATGTTGTTAGAGCTGTAATTACAAATACCGGCAACGTTGGAATTGGAAACTCATCACCATCATCTCTTTATTGGCCAAACGGCTCTACTGGTGGATTATTTTTACAAGCAGGAGGATTATTATCAGCATATAATGCAGGTACTAATTTAAGTCAAAACTGGTATTATAATGCAGGTGAAAAGTTTATAGGAAATGGCGGTGCTTCTCGTTATGTTCAGTCAGGACAAGAACATATTTGGTCTCATTCTACAACAGTAAATTCATCAGGAGCAGGTGCAAATCTTACTTGGAGAGAATCCATGCGTATTGATAGTTCAGGTAATGTTGGTATTGCTGCTATTCCTTCAGGAGAAGCTGCTTCAGCTCATGTGGTTCGACTAGGAGATAGAGTATGTATTTCTGAATATGATGATGGCCAAAACCCTGAACAGTTTAATCTTTTCCATAATTCAGATTCTTCTGAAACATATATAGAAACAGGTTATGCAACAAATATTCAACAAAGAAATGGTGAAATAACTTTTAAAACTGCTGCATCAGGAACTGCAGGAGCTGCCATTACTTTTAATGATAGATTAAAACTATATAATAATGGAATGATTGGAATACCAAGGGTAAATGTAGGTGCTTTACATAATTCTGCAGTAGGTAGTTATGGATCAGGGCCATATTCTACGACTAATACACAAGTATATACTTTTACTATCACTTCAGATAATGTTTGGAGAGTATTATTTAATGATTTACGTGACACCGCTGGTTTTATGTATGTAACTCTTGGAGATGCAGCTTCAAAGGATACTGCATCATATACCTATAATATAACGAGTGTTCCATACGGAGTATCAATGTTTGCAAATTTAACTTATAGCGATGGTGGATGGAATACTGGTATATTTGAATTTAGAATTACTAATAACAGTCCAACGTATAATCTTGAAGTAAGATTTTCGAGTTATTATTCTACTAGTAATATCGCAATAGGAAATATAAGATTTGAGAGGTTATATTAAATGAGAGAAGCAAATATTTTTAATTATCAAGAAGATTTTGATAATAGTGTAATGGTAGATTTTCCCGATGAAATTATTGCAGCAAATCCTAGTATTAATGAAGGAGATCAAATTTTAGAAATACTTTTAACGCATCCAATGCCTTATAAAGTAGTATTTACATTAGATTCTAATTTTCATTCTCAACAATACTTCCTAACATTAGAAGAGGCTGAATTGGCTAAAAATGAATGGTTAAATGAGAACTAAATAGGATATAAATAGAATATAATAGGAATTTAAATATGGCAAAACCTAATAGCAGACAAACATTAATCGATTATTGCTTAAGATCATTAGGTGCGCCTGTGATTGAGATTAATATTGATGATGATCAAGTAAGCGATAGAATAGACGAAGCTCTACAATTCTATCAGCATTATCATGATGATGCCATTGAAAAAGTTTATTTAAAACATCAAGTAACTCAAGCAGATATTGACAACGGTTATATTACACTTAATGATTTAATTACTGAAGTAACAAGAGTAATGCCTATCAGAGATAGTGTATCTTCAAATGATATGTTTGATGTAAGATATCAAATACATTTAAACGATATGTATAATCTTGGGTTTATGGGTAGTCTTGCAGAATACGTACAGAGTATGCAATATTTAAGACTATTAGATCATGTAATAGATTCTGATGAAAAGCATATCAATTTCGAAAGACATAAAAATAGATTAGAAATTTTTATGGATTGGGAAGAAGAAGTCGAAGTCGATCAATATCTAGTTATCGAATGTAGTAGAATTTTAGATCCTGATACTTATACAGATGTATATAACGATTATTTCTTAAAGAGATATGCCACAGCTCTTATTAAAAAACAATGGGGTACAAACCTTATTAAATTTGAAGGTATGGTAATGCCTGGTGGGGTAACTTTTAATGGTCGACAATTATTTGATGATGCTAATGAAGAGTTACAAAAACTAGAGGAAGAAGCTCGCCTTAATTGGGAAAAGCCAGTCGACTTCTACATGGGGTAATATATGCCTAGAAATGTTTATTTTTCTCAGGCCGTAAAAGCAGAACAAGATCTTTACGAGGACCTGATTGTTGAATCTCTTAAAATATATGGACAAGATGTCTATTATATTCCTCGTACTGTTGTAAATCGCGATAGCATTTTTGGTGAAGATCCATCTTCTAAATTTGATGATGCATATCTTATAGAAGCTTATATCGAAAACACTGATGGATTTGAAGGTGCTGGAGATTTATATCAGAAGTTTGGATTAGAAATAAGAGACGAAGCAACGTTTATTATTTCTCGTAGACAATGGAATAAACTTATTGGTTATTGGAATAATGAGTTAGAAGATCCAAAACCATTAGAAGGCGATCTTATATTTTTACCCATGTCTAATGCTTTCTTTGAAATTACTTTTGTTGAAGATGAGCAACCGTTTTATCAATTATCTAATTTACCAGTCTATAAATTACAATGCGCATTATATGAATATAGTGATGAGCAATTCGATACTGATATTGAGTTAATTGATTCACAAGAAAAAGATTTTGCTTCACAAAGAGTTTTAGATTTAAGAGTAACTGGTGGAAATCATTTTAAAAATGGTGAGATTGTAAGACAACAGGTTGTAGACCCTACACCTAAAGTTGCAGCTACTGCAAACGCTATTATTAATAATAACGTGGTTCAGTCTATACAAATTATAGGAGGTGGGCAATATGTAAATGCCGCTCCTACAATTACAATTCAAGATCCTGCTCCAGCTCAAAGAGCAACAGCTGCTGTAGAAATTATCGATAACGCTATTAACGTTATTGAAGTACTTAACCCAGGTAACTGTTATACGCTCGTTCCTGATGCTGTAATTACTTATGTGTCTGGTGGAACATCGACTGATATAAATGCTACTGTAAATATCGAAGATGGAAGAGTTTCTTCGATTAATATTCCTGAAATTTCAGATTCTATAGATTCAGCCATTATTGTAATCAATGAACCAGATGCTGTAGCTTCCACTGCAACAGCTACTGGTGTAATTGCAAATGGTGTATTAAGCGAAATTAATATTACTGATAGAGGTAGAGGTTATATTGAACCTCCAACTATTACTATTGCTGCAGAAGATGCTGATGCGATTGTAGTATTTGGAGAAATTCAGACAATTACAAAAGTTTCTAATGTTGTAGCTACTATTTCGGTTTCAAATGTTGGTGTAACGGGCAGTGAAACACAAAGAGATTTTATTGAATCAAATACTATAGGTTTAGTAGGAGATGATTCGAATAATACATGCTTTATTACTAAGTATTATACAGTTTCTGATGATGCTGATAATTTCGATCCTACAGATGATCAAATGCAAAACGTTGAATTTGAATTAGAAGCTGATGGATTCTTAGACTTTACTGAGACAAATCCATTTGGCGATCCATCGGAGACTTATTAATGTTTGGAGATCATTTTTATCACGCAACAATGAGAAAATCAGTGGCTGTATTTGGTACACTGTTTAATAATATTTCTGTAATTAGAAAAGATGGTAGTGGTGGTGTATTAAATCAAATTAGAGTTCCATTAGCTTATGGACCAAAACAAAAGTTTCTTGCAAGGCTTGACGCTGAAACAGGACAAGATGCTTCTGTTGCAATTAAGTTACCAAGAATGGCTTTTGAAATTACTTCTTTAGAATTAGATACTACTCAAAAATTACAAAGAAGAAATAGTATTACGGAAGCAAGTGCAAGTGATGTAACTAAAAAGAAAACAGTAAAACACTTTACTTCTTATAATATTGGTATGAGTTTAAGTATTATGACAAAAAACCAAGATGATGGTTTACAAATTGTTGAACAAATTCTACCATACTTTCAGCCTGAATACACAGTTGCTATAAAACCAATTGATGGATTCGATCATAAACAAGATGTTCAAATTGTTTTAAATAATGTAAATATTCAAGACGATTACGAAGGTGATTTCGCAACTAGAAGAGTTTTAATATATCAATTAGATTTCTTAATGAAGATGAAGTTCTATGGGCCTGTTGGAAATCAAGGAATTATTAGAGAGATTAATTTAGACTTTAAAGAAGTTGGTAATAATACTCGTAAGTTTGAAGATATGGACTTTACAATTAATCCAACCACTGCTGATCAAGATGATAATTATACTGTAGTAACTACAATTACGGAAGGTGGATAATGGAAAAGAGAGATAAAATGATGGCAAGTCTTGAGAAAAATCTGCCAACAAAAGTTCCTAATCGAGAAATCGAAATGGATAAAGACATTAAAGATGATTATGAATTTTCTCGTGAAACTTATAGAGACTTAATTAACACTGGTGCTAGATCATTAGATGTATTGGCTGAACTTGCAAGAGAATCAGAACATCCAAGAGCTTTTGAGGTGTTATCACAATCTATTAAACATGTAAGTGATGTAACTAAAAACTTAATGGCCTTGCAAAAGACTAAAAAAGAACTACAAAATAATGAAAAAGAAGATGATGCAAAGCGAGTAACAAATAATAATGTTTTTGTAGGTAGTACTACTGATTTACAAAGAATGTTATTAAATAATGAAAAGGTGATTGATGCAGAGAGTCAAGAACAATGAGTTTGGTTATTTAGGAAATCCATCCGTAAAACGCGACGGCGTTGAAACCGAATTTACAAAAGACGAAGTACAGGAATACATGAAATGTATGAAAGATCCTGCATACTTTGCTCGTACATATATTAAAGTAATCTCTTTAGACAAGGGATTAGTTCCATTTGACTTGTATCCTTATCAAGAAAAAATGTTTGGTCATTTTAACGATCATCGATTTTCTATAGTGTTGGCATGTAGACAATCAGGTAAATCAATTTCTTCTGTTGTATATATTTTATGGTACGCAATCTTTCATCCAGAAAAAAATATTGCGATACTTGCAAACAAAGGTGCTACAGCAAGAGAGATGCTTGCAAGGGTTACATTGGCATTAGAAAATCTTCCGTTCTTTTTACAGCCAGGTTGTAAGGCATTGAATAAAGGTTCAATTGAGTTTAGTAATAATTCAAAGATTATGGCTGCAGCTACTTCAGGTAGTTCTATTCGTGGTTTATCTATTAACTTATTGTTCCTAGATGAGTTTGCTTTTGTTGAAAATGATGCTCAGTTCTATACATCAACATATCCTGTTGTGTCATCTGGTAAGGATACTAAGGTGATAATTACATCAACTGCGAATGGTATCGGCAATGTTTATCATAAGTTATGGGAAGGAGCAGTACAAAAGACAAATGAATATAAGCCATTTAGAGTAGATTGGTGGGATGTTCCTGGGAGAGATGAAGATTGGAAACAACAAACAATATCCAATACTTCTGAATTGCAGTTTGAACAGGAGTTTGGTAATACCTTTCATGGTAGAGGTAATACTTTAATTGGTGCAGATCATTTACTTAAACAAAAGAGTAAAGATCCTGAATTTTTTAGTGATAATGTTTACATATATCAGAACCCCATCAAAGATCACGAGTATGTGATGACAGTTGATGTCTCTAAGGGTAGGTCCCAAGACTATAGTACGTTTACTGTGATCGACGTCACAGCTAAGCCCTTCGAGCAAGTTGCTGTGTTTAGGGATAATAATATATCCCCTATGTTATTACCAGACATTATATTTAAATATGCTAATCATTATAATCAAGCATATGTAGTAGTTGAGAGTAATGACCAAGGTGCTGTTGTATGTAATGGTTTATATTATGATTTAGAATATGAAAATATGTTTGTAGAATCAAGTATTAAGGCAAATGCTCTTGGTGCTACAATGACTAGAAGAGTAAAAAGAATCGGATGTTCTACAATAAAAGATTTAGTAGAACAAAATAAACTGTTAATTGTTGATAGTAATACGATTGTTGAGATGAGTACGTTTGTCGCAAAGGGTAATTCATTTATGGCAATTGCTCCTAATCATGACGATTTAATGATGAACTTAGTACTCTTTGCATGGTTTACTACAACAGATGTTTTTCAGAATCTTACAAATATTGATATGAAAGACTTATTGTATAGAGAAAGATTAAGAGAAATACAAGACGATATGCTGCCGTTTGGATTTGTGGGTAGCGATAACTATGAAGATACAGAAAAATATGAAAAAGATAGTGATGGTAATATATGGTTTGAGTCAGAATGGACAGGTCAAAAATTCTAGAGATATGCTTTTTTATAAATAATAGTGTTGAATATAACCGTATTATGAAAACATATAAACTAACTCAAATAAATAGAGGATAAAGCGATGGCATTTCAAGTATCACCTGGCGTGCAGATCAAAGAGATCGACGCTACCAATGTTGTTCCAGCTGTTTCCACTTCAATCGGTGGATTTGTTGGCTCATTCAATTGGGGTCCGGTAGAGCAAATCTTAACTATTAGTTCTGAACAAGAATTAGTTGAAAGATTTGGTACACCTGATAACAACACATTTAAGTACTTCTTTGTTGCTGCGTCATTCTTAAAATATGGGAACGCGCTCAAAGTCGTTAGAGCCGCCAGCGGGCACCAAAATGCCACGTCTGATGGATCTGGACAACTTATTAAAAACGAAGATGATTATGAAAATAACTATGCTGACGGAAGCCTTTCAAAAGGTAACTGGGCATCAAAATATCCTGGATCGTTAGGAAACAGCCTTAAAGTTGAATTTGTAACTCAACAAGTATCTAGCAGTAACTACAGCAACTGGTCGCATAGCGGCGAGTTTGATTCTGCTCCTGGTACTTCTGATTACGCTTCTGACTTAGGTGCAACTACAGCGAATGACGAAATGCATATTGTCGTCGTCGATGAAGATGGTTTAATCTCCGGTACAGCTGGTACTGTACTAGAGAGATTTGCTTTTGTATCTCAAGCTTCAGACGCTAAGAAAGCTGATGGAACCTCCAACTATTATAAAGAAGTTGTTAATAGCTCTTCTCAATATGTTTGGTGGATCGATCATGATTCTGATTTAACTAATGCTGGATCGTCGATTTCAGGCGGACAAACATCTTTTGCAGGACAAACTACTGTCCAATCAGATTCTTTATCTGGTGCAGCTGATGATAACACACCAACATCTGGAGAGCTTCAATTAGGTTACGATCTATTTGAAGATGCAGAAACAGAAGATGTAAATCTTTTATTCGCGGCTCCTGATGCAAATGGTGAAAACACTATTGCATTAGATCTTATTAGTATTGCTAATGCAAGAAAAGATTGTGTTGCATTTGTATCTCCTCCGATTGAAGATACAGTAAATAGTTCTACCCCTGCTGCAGACGTTAAAGCGTTTGTTGATGGGTTGACATCTACATCTTATGCGGCATGTGATTCTACAGCTCTTTATGTATATGACAAATATAATGACGTATACAGATGGATTGGAGCTGCTGGACATCAAGCAGGTCTTTGTGCAAATACAGATAGAGTAGCAGATGCTTGGTTCTCTCCAGCTGGAGTGAACAGAGGTCAATTACTCGGTGTAACAAAACTTGCATTTAATCCTAAAAAGGCAGACAGAGATACATTATATAAAGCAAGAGTTAACCCAATTGTATCGTTACCTGGACAAGGTACTTTACTTTTCGGTGACAAAACTTTATTAAGCCGTCCTTCTGCATTCGATAGAATCAACGTAAGAAGATTATTCATCGTATTAGAGAAAGCAATTAGTACTGCATCTAAAGCTCAGTTGTTTGAATTCAATGACGAATTTACAAGAGCTCAGTTCAGAAACTTAGTTGAACCTTTCTTAAGGGATGTAAAAGGAAGACGTGGAGTTACAGACTTCTTAGTGGTATGTGACGAAACAAACAATACAGGTCAAGTAATTGATGCTAATAGATTTGTTGCTGATATCTTTATCAAGCCAGCAAGATCTATTAACTTCATTACATTGAACTTCATAGCAACTAGAACCGGAGTAGAATTCTCCGAGATCGCAGGAGTATAGGGGGTAAATCATGGCAATTTTAGGCGTAGACGATTTTAAATCAAAGCTCGTAGGTGGCGGTGCAAGACCTAACCTATACAAAGTAACTATGAACTATCCAAGCTATGCACAGGGCGATGTAGAACTTACATCCTTTATGTGTAAAGCTGCTCAGTTACCTGCTTCAGTAATTGCTCCTTTAGAAGTTAACTTCAGAGGTAGAAAATTACAAATGGCTGGTGACAGAACATTTGAGCCTTGGACGATCACAGTTATTAATGACGTCGGTTTCGAAGTCAGAGATGCTATGGAAAGATGGATGAATGGCATCAATGGTCATAATAGCAATACAGGTCTTGCTAATCCTAGTGATTATCAAGCAGATGCTATTGTTGAACAACTAGATAAGGCAGGTAATTCTGTAAAGAGATACGACTTTAGAGGAGTATTTCCTACAAACGTTTCTGCAATCGATCTAGGTTATGACAATGAAAACGCGATCGAAGAGTTTACTGTAGAATTCCAGATTCAATACTGGGAAAGTAACACTACTTCGTAAGGGTATAAATATATTTGACGGGGAGAGTAATCTCCCCTGATAATATTGGAGTAAATTATGGCAGAATTTTTCGGGTTCGAAATAAAGAGAAAGAAGGACGATAAAGAGTTACTTCCTTCCTTTGTTCCAAGAACAGAAGATGACGGCGCTGGAGTTATTTCAGCTGGCGGTCACTTTGGCGCGTATCTAGACATTGATGGCGACAAAGCAAAGGGTGAAGTTGATCTCATTTATAAGTATAGAGATGTTGCTACTCAACCTGAGTGCGATGCAGCAATTGAAGAAATTATAAATGAAGCGATTGTTGGTGATAATGAAGATGCACCAATTAATATTGTATTAGACAAATTAGAAATATCTGATAAAATAAAAGAAACTGTAAGATTTGAGTTTGATCACATACTTAAACTCTTAAACTTTAATCAGTATGCACATGACATATTCAGAAAGTGGTATATTGATGGTAGATTACCGTATCATATTATTGTAGATAGTGCTAATACATCTAAAGGTATACAAGAATTAAGATATATTGATCCCGCTAAATTACGTAAAGTAAAAGAGATCGAAGAAAAAGAAGATCCAAAGACGGGAGCAAAAGTAATTAAAAAGGTTGAGGAATTCTTTCTATTCCAAGATACCGCAATGGGTAAATACAATCAAGGTGTAAAAATATATCCTGATGCAATTGCTTATTGTACCTCTGGCGTTATGGACCCAGGGAGAAAGAAAATTTTATCTTATTTGCAGAAAGCTGTAAAGCCTGTAAATCAGTTAAGAATGATGGAAGATTCTCTTGTTATCTATAGAATATCAAGAGCTCCAGAAAGAAGAATTTTTTATATTGATGTAGGTAACTTACCGAAAGGTAAGGCAGAAGAATACTTACGCGGTATTATGAATCAATATAGAAATAAATTAGTTTATGACGCTAAGACAGGCGATATCAGAGATGATAAAAAGCATATGTCTATGTTGGAAGATTTCTTTTTGCCCCGTAGAGAAGGTGGTAGAGGAACTGAAATTTCAACCCTACCAGGTGGAGAAAACCTTGGACAAATTGATGATATTATCTATTTTCAAAAGAAATTATATAGATCATTGAATGTTCCATTGAATAGATTAGAGCAAGAAGCTCAATTTAGTCTTGGTAGAACTACTGAAATTACAAGAGATGAAGTTAAATTTAAAAAGTTTGTTGATAGATTAAGAAAAAGATTTTCTGATTTATTCTATCAACTTCTTAAAACTCAACTTCTTTTGAAGGGTGTTATTACTAAAGAAGATTGGAATGAGTGGAAAGAAGATATTGTATTTGACTTTATTGAAGATAACTATTTTTCAGAGCTAAAACAAGCTGAAATATGGAGAGAAAGATTTGATATGCTTGGCAGTATGGATGAACATATTGGTAAGTACATCTCCAATGAATGGGTTAAAAGGAATGTTCTTCGATTTACTGATGAAGAAATTGAAGAAATGGAAAAGCAAATTGATGCGGAAAATAAAGCCGGAGAGAATGATCCGCCAGATGGCGATGACCCTCGATGGGACTAACTATTTTATAAATATATAACAGGAGAAACATAATGGAAGTTGAGAATATTATTGATAATTTGAAAGACGGTGATAACGTCGCTGCAAGTAAGGCTTTTACAGCTGTAATGCAGGATAAACTATCAACAGCATTAGATGCTAAAAAGATAGAAATTGCGTCTGGATTAATTCAGCGTAAGAAAGAGGATAAAGAAGATTAATGAAATCTTTTGTTGAAATTAGAGAAGCTCTTAAACTAAAAGGCGGAGAAAAAGAAGTCTCTAAAGCCATAATAGGTAAGGGCGCTCAAAAACAAGAGATTACAATTACGAAAAAAGGTAATAGGTGGAATCTATATCTCGATGACGAGTTAGCTATGGATAATATGAAATCTCCAAAAGAAGCTAATGACGAGATGAAGAAACTTATTAAAATGTTAGGACGCTAATATGAAGTTAATAACAGAATACGTCGAGAGAGATCTCGAAATTATTGCAGAAGCCAAAAAGAACGGTGAAAAAAACTACTTCATTGAAGGTGTCTTCATGCAATCAAATAAAAAGAATAGAAACGGTCGTATTTACGAAAGAAAGACTCTTGAAAGAGCTGTTAATAAATACGTTACCGAACAAGTTAATACTGGACGAGCTGTTGGAGAGTTAAATCATCCGGAAGGACCAACAGTAAATCTAGATAAAGTTTCTCACAAGATCGAAGATCTGCATTGGCAGGGAAACGATGTTGTTGGAAAAGCATCAATTCTTAAAACCCCTATGGGTAAAATCGTTGAAGGTTTGCTCGAAGGTGGAGTTAAGCTTGGTGTATCAAGTCGTGGAATGGGAAGTCTTGTACAGAAGAATGGTGTTGCATATGTGGGGGATGACTTTATGTTGTCTACAGTTGATATCGTTCAAGACCCAAGTGCTCCAAGTGCATTTGTAAATGGAGTAATGGAAGGTGTTGAATGGGT